ACTGCTTCAGGATTGAACTTTCCTAGTGCAGACGGAACAGTTGGACAAGTACTGACTACCGATGGAGCAGGAGCTCTAACATTTCAAACTGTAGCAGGAGGAGGAAATGTGGCTGGGTCTGGTATCAGTGTGGTTGGTCAGGTTCCAATAATAAACAACACATCAACTACAGCTATCGTACCAAGTACAGTATCAATAGACTTATCTGGTAACATAACTACTACAGGTGGAATAAACTGTGCATACTTATCAGCTAATACTATAAAAGGATTTGTGAGTATGTTTCCAACAAATCCTTTATCTTCTTCTGGTCAAATGTCTATAGTAAGTAAAGATCAAAGAGTTTTACGTACGGGAGCAGCAAATTCTAATTTAATATCTTCATCAGTTTGTCCTCAATTTTCAACTTTATTGATACCAAGTCCAGGAATTACTGGAACAATAACGGTTATGCAACATAACGATCAAAACGCTGCATTTGTAACTTCGACTGGTGAAGTATGGACTATTGGGAGCAATGCAACGTTACAATTGGGAATTGGGTCTATAACTAATACTACAGTCCAACAAAGAAGATTCCACAAAATAACAATTCCAGCTTCTAGATGGATAGGAGCTCTTATTGATCCAGGGACGAATGTAACATATGTATGTGTCACGAATACTGGTTTGGTATACACTTGGGGATCTAATGCTGGTGGAAGTGTTGGAAACGGAGTAACGACAAATCAATCTACTCCTTTCAATGTTCCTTTGCCAGGAGGGGCAACAGTTAATTTTTTGACTAACGGTATGCCAAACATTGCAGTTAATGGAGACACATCTAGTGTTGCCGTTGTAAGTAGTACAGGTCAATTAATAGTTTGGGGTAAAAACAATCAAGGACAACTTGGAGTTGGTAACGTAGTAAACCAGTTAAATCCAGTAGTAGTTGCAGGAATAACTTGTTTGATAAGCGGTGCAAACCCATCAGTTTATATCGGAAGTCGTAATGGAAATTGCAATACCAGAATTATAAAATCTAATGGAAGTACCTGGGCATCTGGATATAATGCTTCAGGAGCTTTAGGAAACAATTCTACAACACAAAGTAACATTTTTGTAGCAGATATAAGCGGAGATACTGATGTTGGTCAAATAGCTTATGGGACAGCAGAAACTAATGGATGGATCTCAACTGGAGGACAGTTAAGAGTCGTAGGTTTGAATGGAGACGGACAACTTGGAGACGGTACTGTAGTAAATAAATCGACACGTATTATTCCGGCTTTTGCAGACCAAAATAATGTATCAAAAGCATATTTATCAAACAATGCTGGATTTGGATATTCTTTGATCATAAGTAATCTGTTAAACTTATGGGGATGTGGTGTAAGTAGTAACGGTCGTCTTGGTAACGGTGATGATGCTGGAACGGTTTATTCGACATTTTTTAATATATCATTGCCAAATAATCGAGGAGTATCTAGTATTCATACAACAGATACATTCGGTAATGGAGCTACTACTTGTATATTATGTACCGATGGAACCTTTTGGGGGTTTGGATGGAATTCTACTGGTATGTTAGGTATAAGTCCATTAGGAAATATTTCAGTACCACAACTAGTTCAAATATAGACAAAAAAATAAATGTTTCATTCTCTAACATACATAAAAAATGACATTTTTTGTTCCATTGTTGTTACATATTGTCAAGTTTTTCCATTCTTTATTTGTTTCTTTTTCATATTCCTTTTCTAACATAAAAATATAAGATTTAGAATTGGTAATACTTCTAACTTGTATACTTGCGCCGGCAAGTACGTTGATCTTTTTAGAATCTATTAAATTTATGTTCAATGTTTTTGATTTTTTATCCTTTTTGAATAGTTCTTCTTTTTCCTTATCAGATGTGGAATAATCATATATTAGCTTTAACTCTTCTCCATTTAATGTATCATGTAATTGTGTCAAATCTTCTAAAGATCTAATGATTGATGAGTTGTCATAAAAACTATTCATATTTAACTTTTTTATGCTTAAATATGATAAACTAGAGGAGTCTCTACTTGCGCTTCTACTTGTGCTTCTAATTCTTTTACGAACTGTGTCAAAAATGTTTTTTTTTAAACATCTTCCTCTTTCAACAACTTTCCTTTTAAAAAATGATTCTAAAACATTTCTAGGGAAAACCGTATCTTTTGAATCGCCGATAAAAAATAAAATGCCTTCATAACCATTGAAACTAAAAGAAAAGTCATGATATATAAGACTTTTACAAACATTGTTTACACAAATAAATGGGTGAATTAGGATATTTTCAATATTGTCGTCAAATTTGTACACATTACTATGAAACTCAAAAAAGTCGTCATTCTTAACTGTAAATATGGTTTTGAAGAACCAATTTATGTTTTCACAATAAGGACGATTCTTCCATCTTTTACAATATCTGGTATACCAAATTACATTATCATCCCCATTAATTCCATACCAATCTCGATCAGAAAAGTATTTATCGACCATGATTATTCGTTGAAGAGGGTAATAAGTAAAATAAAATATTTTAAACAAAAAAACTAAGTTTTTGAGAGGAAATCTTAGTTCTAAAAATATTAGTTATTCCTTTTAAATATTATTTTAAAAGTTTTATCCAAACACTACCACTTGGAGGTTTTTTATTTAGTGTTCTTGTTTTTTTTACAATAAGGGTTTTACGATAACCAAACTGTTGATATTAAAGCCGGCTGATGTTATGCCGTCTTAAAGGGGAGAAAGTTTAAGACTTTCAATGTGAATCTTTAAAGAGCGAGTATGCCCTCGAGATCTAGGTCTCAGCGTTCTCCACCTCGTCTTTGAAAGCGTTCATCTTTTGTTCGTACTGATCTTCCGCTTCCAGAAACTTGTCATAGTCCCCATCATCGTCGAAATCTTCACGTTGATGGGGACAGGCTTCTTGATGGTTGTACACCATCTCTCGATCATTCAAGAATTTCAACGCAACTTTCACCTTCTCTGGTCGAAGATGATCGTCTGGATATTTCTTATCCAGAAGTTCCATAACGAATATCTCTCCGCGGTAAGAAATCACACTTCCTAGGATAGGCTTCCAAACATATCCGATGCAGCAGCATTTCATGTTCTTGTAGAACATGAAGTAGACCTGTATCGCATATTTGCCATCCTTCCCGTCAATGGCGGACTGGATGATTCGGTCTTCATTTTCATCCCACCACTTGAGGAAGTTTTCAGACGGCGGCGAACGGTGAATAGAATATCGATCCATTGCTAGGCTGCTGTTCGCTACCAGGCTGAATGATTCTAAAACAGTTCGCAGTACTAAACAAATTATAAAAAGTAAAAATAAATTTTAACCATTTAGTTGAGATTTGTAGTTGATTTTGGTTAATACTTGAATATTTTAAACAAAAAAACTAAGGTTTTGAGAGGAAATATTATTTTAAAAGTTTTATCCAAACACTACCACTTGGAGGTTTTTTATTTAGTGTTCATCTTTTTTACAATAAGGTTTTACGATAACCAAACTGTTGATATTAAAGCCGGCTGATGTTATTTACCGGCGGGAAATGAGTGAAAGTTTAAGACTTTCAATGTGAAGAGCGAAGCTCTTCTAAAAAGAATCCCTTTGGGATTCAATATGAGTAAGTGTAGATCTACACCTTAGTCGGGTCCTCGGGGTCCTCGGGTTTATTAGAATCCTCAGTAATCGCGCTCTTCGCAAAGAGCGCGATGGTATTGATGACATCGATGACCTTGGGTGGAGTTTCCTCGGTATCGTCCTCGGTATCGTCCTCGGTATCGTCCTCGGTATCGTCCTCGGTATCGTCCTCGGTATCGTCCTCGGTTTCATAATCTGAACAGCTGACACAGATGCAGCAGTGGTCTTTACCACACTTATGTACCGACTCATGTGAGAACATTGATGAACCCTTGGCTTTACTGAAGAGTTTCTGATTGTTCTTCTTCTTCAAGGCTTTCAATGAACCGATGGCATATACAGAATAACAATAGTTTTTCTCTGTCTCTCCAAATTGGGGTGGATTCAATATCCGAAGATATCGTTTGAGGATCTTCTTTCCAACTTCTGCCATTTCGGTTTCAGTACATTTCCACACATTTTCGTTGCTTTCTAGATTCTCGTAGAATTGAAAATAAGCAGTGAGATGTAAATGGAAACTTGAATCTGGCTTCGGTAAGAAGGACTCTAAGATTTTCTCTTCATTGTCTTTCCACCACTTCTTAAACGTCTCGGAGGCGACCAAATTATGACCAGAATGCGAATCCATCGTTGGAACAATTTCACAATACTAAACAAATTATAAAAAATAAAATTAAATTTTAGTAATTTCTATCAAATTGAATAAACTAGACTGTCCAACTCTTTTCTTTTCAATCTGTTTTAATTGGAACTGTAGTGTAAAGTTTATAAAAGATTATAGAACTAGAGATTAAAACGAACAATATAAATACATAACAGATAAAATGTACGAATGTAATATCTCCATATTTAATATTACAACATATTTTAACGTATTTTTTGTCTACACAAACATCATTTGGACAATACATTGTTAAATTATCATAAACATCAATAATACCAAGAAAATATTCAGTTTTTACATAATCAAGATTTGTTTCAAATGTCTTACATTTGAAAGTACCTATTTGTGAAACTTTAGTTATATTTTTATTCAAAGTTTCTCCGTTACATAACGTATACATTATGTTTTTATTTATTAAATAAAGGGCAAAGAATGTAAACATTACCATAAATATACCACTTATACATAGATTTACTCCACGTTGATCTTGATTGCGTACCGAAGTACAAAAGCTTTTGAACATTTTACCCATTTTGCTTTTTCTTTTCCAATTAACCTATTTTACTTTTTTCAGATTAAAAAAATAAATTTTTACCACATTTAAACTGTAGACGTTTTAACGTTATGAACAGGAACTAATTTAGATTTATAAGTTGGTAAATAAATTCTGTAAATAATGCTATCAACATACCCAAACATATAATTGATATAATGTCTTTATGATTATTTTCAGGGGTTTCAATGTGAAAAGCGAAGAGCGAAGAGCGGAGCGCTTTGCTCGGGGTGTTTTTTCTTTTTAAGAAAAAAAACAATCTTATCAAGGTTTAAACCATAAATACTATGTATTCTGTATGACTTAAACCTTGATAAGATTGTTTTTATATCTGTTTAATGGAGTCAAAAGAAAGTTTTAATTCTCTTTTGACCTCATCCTTAAATATATTTATAGACGGATCAGGTTTCAAAATGAAACCCTGTAAATATTTACAAATATATCATGCAGAAGATCAGAATTAATTCTGATCTTCTACACTTATTTACATATTCCAACTGTAAAAAATAAATTTTGGTACTATATATGTAATTTAGACTAAATAAATGAGATGGAACAATTTGGACATGAATGATATCGATTCTGAATTTTTTAATAGTGTAATTACAGGTAATAGAGCTACTAGAATGATGTTAACTCAAGGATTTTTGGATTCAAAAGTTAGAGATAAAAATGGCGTTTTATGGATTCTAGAAAAATATCTAAGTAAAGGAGGAATGGGGAAAATCTATATTGCGCATAAAATGAATACTCCAAAACAAAAAGTAGTCATTAAAATGGAAGAGATGAAAAATAATACATTATCAACAGAAATCAATGTTTACCAAAACATATTAGAAACTACTAAACTACAAAAATGGAAAAGTATGAAAAAAGATATAGAATTTCTTCATTTCCCTAAAATGATGGGATCAGGCACTTTCAATTTTAGAGATTTAAGGTTTCGATTTCTAGTTATACCAAAGTTTCCAATAAGTTTACAGAATTTCATGTTCAAATATAATCTGAAAAAACTTACATTAATTGAAATATGTCAAATAACCAAAACATTAATAAATTCTTTACAATTCCTTCATTATAACAAATATGTGCATGCAGATATAAAATCTGATAATATAGTGTTTCTTGATGAAAACTATGATGCGTTACAAATAATCATGATAGATTACGGATTGGCTCACCTTTTTGATATATCTAAAGTAATAAGAAAACCAATGGAAAAATTTAATGACGGATGTAGTGGAACAAAACATTATTGTTCAATAAATGCTCACACTGGTGTAAAAGCATGTTTTGTTGATGATATTGAATCTATATGTTATAATATCTTTGAATGGGTAACTGGATCGTTAGACTGGATGAGAACTAATCATCGAGAAACGTTGAAAAAAAAAAAAGAATTCAGAACCAATTACAAAAACAAACTACAAATATATAAACTGACAAAGTTTGATTTTATCTTCACGGTAGCATATAAAACTCCATACAACGAATATCCGGATTACGATTTAATGATAGACAATTTGTATAAACTATACACATAGAGCTTTGAGCGAAGAGAGAAGAGAGAAGAGCTTTGAGCGAAGCCCTCGACTATTTCTTCATACGATCCAATATGGATTTAAAAGGTATATTGATACCTTTAAAGCTAATATGTGATCCGGGAGCATTTTTATCACTAATCACTCTTAAATATTCACATGCATCTTTATATGGAAGATTATTTTTTATTCCTGTCTTTTGGTTTTTTTCATATATGTTCACTATTTTCTTACAAAGATCATTTGGATCAATTTTATTAATACCAAATGTAGATATTGCTAAATCAATTATCTTTTTGTTTACCATTTTTTATTGCTTTTATTGAAAAATTTATTATTTGATGAATTTTATATACAGCCATCTCTTTATAATGAATCTTGTCGATCATGTTAAAACTTTGACTAAAGACTTTAATTCAGATGAAAAAGAACACGAAAATATTAGAACAGTGTTAGATGTAGACAAATTAATGATAATTGCTGGAGGTTACCCTTCTTACCTTAATAATGAAAAAGAATTATTTAAAGACATAGATATCTTCGTACCGTTTCAATATGAAAAAGAATTTATAAAGGAAAAAAAACTATCACTAAAGATCTCTTTTAACAACTCTTTTATGTTTTCAATGAAATATGATTCAAGAAAGTTTTTTAAACTAGAAAACACATTCAAGTTACACAAGTTCATTAAGCATGAAAAAAGAGTTCCAATAGCATACACTCCAATTTTACCAAGTGTAAACAATTCTTCTTTTAATTATGGGTTTAATATCATGTCTACATCATATTCTAACTCTCAAAACACTCAATACAAATACCAATATATTTTTGTTAAATCTGATCATATTGATCAAATTTTTAACGAATTTGAACGTTCTAAAGAAATAAACAATATAGAGATGGCAAACATGTGTTTAATAGAATATGGAGACTATATTTGTTATCATTTCGATCTAAAAGCCAGTCAGCATTACATAGTCAATCTAGATAATACGTATTGTTATGTTACAGCTAGAAAATCATCAAATGATAAGTTGCTAATCAATTCTATTAAAAAAAAGATAAAAGAACATTCATATACAGAAACAAACACAAATGAGAAAAAATTTGATTTTATTTCATTAGTGGATTACAAGTTTATAGAGAAATACAAATGTAAAAACAGACATGATATGAATACAAAAATGTTTTATAATGAGTTGACATTTTTACCCAAAATGAATTATTCTGTATATAGATGCTGTTATCATTGTATTGATGCTAGATCATCATTATCAAACGAAGATAAAGTAAAAAACGTTTTAGAAGTGATCTCTTCATCTTTATGTGAAGAAATTGAACTCAGTGAATCTTTCTTAGAGTTTATGAATACTGACATTGATAAATGGATCGAAAACACTAAGTTATTTATCAAAGATAACGATCTTTCACTAAAATACAACATTTACTATGAATATTTCAGCAGATTCTATTTTTCACTTTTGAGAAGAATCAAATATAAAAAGATTAATTGTTAACAAAACAAAAAAAATATTTTTTTTTATTTAAAACGAAATGTCTATTACATTGAGTCCATAATAAACATCATATTCCGGGAATTTGATATATGAACTTTCATCAACATTTATATTTAAAAATAAGTCATCATTAGACATTCTATAGAAACTTTGAATGCTCCACATTTTTGTGGAAAAATGTGGATTTTGAATTTTTAAAAGTTTTAGCGCATTGTTAGGGTTAATATTTTTAACTTTAATACGAATGGTATAAGAATTAAGTTCATCAATTAATATGTAATAAGAATTATCGACTTCAAGACCGTTGATGTTGTCATTGAACCATATTTTTGATTCTAAATCTTTACATTTTATTCTAATTGTATTTTCAAAGATAACCGTTTCGATAAATATTGGTACAGTTTCATATTTTCCATTTATAATCTTAGCAATTACTACATTTTGTAAAAGTGTAATATCTTCTTCTGTTACATCTTTAACATTATGATTAAGCAAATTAAACTTTTTAATGCGAAGAGTGAAGACCCCAGCGGAACCCGAGGGGTTGTCGGGTACCTTCGAGCTCAGCTTCTCAGATGGAAACAAAACATTTTTAAATGGAGAATTTGAAGTACTTTGACCAAATAAAGAACCATCATTAGGTTTTGAACTTGAAAATAGTCCTGGAGAATTTGAAGTACTTTGACCAAATAAAGA